AACTTCAGTAAACGTACCAGCACCTGACACAGCAGTCGCACCGTTCTTACTTATTGTGACAGTAGGTGCAGTCTGACCAGTCTTAGGCGTAAAGCCATCGGTAGAGTCAACCAGTAATACTGGAATACGCCTACGAGCCGCTGTTGCTTCTGATAGTTTGATTTGAAACATATGTCACCCGTTAAACATTGTAAACGATGCAGACGATCCGCCACCACCACCGCCAGTTCCTGTAGTTACATCCTCTAACACTAAATCGTATTGGCAAAGCGTTGTTTCAGGAGCAGTAGTCGTAAGCCACGTTCCAGTGTTACTAGGTCTATACACTAGATTGTGATCAAAGGTTTGCCACGCTGGAGCAAAGTTACTGTTAATACTAAAACCGACTAAGTTATTATTTGAGCCGTTGCCAGTTTGAATTACAATGTAATACGTTGTCCCACCAGTCAACGTAGCCAACGTGTCCGTAAACTCAAACAAGTGGTTAAAATAAAACTGTGTAGCCTGTGCGTTATTAAAATTGTATGTGACAGACTGCAATGTAGTGTTTGCTGAGTCTATGATACGTATGGTTGCAGTCGTGTCTGACGTGAACCCCATACGAAAAGCATAAACATGCCATCCTCGTATCTTGTAAGACGTAATAGTGGACGGTAAGGAAAACCGCATAGCAACTTGGCTATTAGTGCCAGACGTACCAATTAAATCGTGTGGAAGAGTAAATGGAGCAGGGTAACCGTACCAGTTAGTTGCAGTACCAATTGCAAAAGCAGGAACTGCACGTTCAGCCGTAGTACCATTCATTGAATAATGTGTAACAGAATTTGCTTCTGCCATATTGGATAGAGATGTTCTTGCGCTAATTGTGTATCCAGCAGTCCAGTTTGTGTCTGGCTGGACTACTAAAGCATACGCAGTACCTTTAGTGAGTGATGCGTTTAACCCAGTTAGTACAACGTAGTTATTTGTAATTGTTGGAGCAACCCCAATACTAAAAGTATTTGCATCAACGGTTGCTGAGTTTATGTATGTACCATTAGGAATACCCGGAGGCACATTAGTTACTGCGTTAGTAATGCCTTGGAATCCATAACGTAATGTACTTGCAGCAGCGATAGTTTCTGCCGTTGCTTGAAATGCAATACGTGTGTACGTACCTGTTTCTGGAGCAATGAAAATCATGCCCTGACTATTAGTCGTGTTGGGTCCAATAGTGCGAACATTGAAACTGTAGTTAGATGATGGAAACGCAGTTTTGCAAGCAGGTAATCGCCAGTTTACTTGTGCCATTATCTTACTTTCAGGATGTTTCCATCCACGTCTGCTACGTCAAGCGTAATGGTTTTACCTATAAGACCTGTTCCGTATAAATCAATTAATGATTTAAATATGTAATCCCAAGGGCTACCCATTGAAAATGGCTCTTCTTGTGCAGCGTAACCATTCCATTCAATACTCGTGTATGGAGAACCATTCAAGTAGTAAGTCTCGGTGTCACTGTATATGATTGATCCATCGTCTTGCTCCATTGGAGTTTGGACTAGCCGCTTACCGCAATCAAGTACATTTACGACTTGCATTACTTACTCACTTACCTTTTTAAGCGACTTCTCAATAACCAAATTAAACGCCTGTACGGTACGCAACCCAAGAGTGCCAAGCAGGAATGATAGCCCAATCATCTGATGTGGCTTCTCCCAGCCAAGTTGATGAGCCATTATGGGTGTAAGGTAGATAGCTGACGCAGTGCCAGACAAAACTGTTATAGCTCCTTGAATTACATTTCTGATCTTCTTCCAGTCAGTGCCGATTAGTGCACCAATAAAGCCAGCAAGTAGCGTATGCAAATCAATCTGAAACTTGTCCATTATCCTTGTCCTAACACTGGAGGTATTGAGAATGGACCACCTGCTTGTCTAAGTCCTGCGTCCAGTTGCATAAAGAGCTTCATACGCCCTTCGTTATACCAATTACGCCAGAACATTCTGTCACCTAGTGTCGGGTCATCAATGTTCTTCATGATTAGCTTGGTTGCAACCCAAGCAGGAATCATCTGTTTCATAAGGTCATCTGGAATAAACGAAAGAGATGTTCCACTAGCGTTAGTAATATCGGGTATTCCGTAACCGTAAAGTTTTACAACGGTAGATGTTGCGTTTGAGCAAAATGGATATAGGCTGACAGAATAGTTATCCATCCTATACCAGTTAGTAATGTTTGCTAATGTTGTAACAACCGTGGAAGCATATGCCAAATCGTTAGCACGTACGCTTGATTCAGATGCGTGAACTAGTCTTGTAGAGCCAATATATGTATCTGTTACAAACCAAATTGTAGAAAGAGCAGGACTAGGATTTGCCATAGTTGTAAGCAAAACATTTCTAGTGTTTGTTGTATACGTCAAATCTCCAGATACCTGAAACGCTACGCACGTTCGACAGATTTCAGATACTGCTTCGCCTATGAAGCTACGTATTGTAGTATCGGATTCATTACCAGCAGCAACTGTGCCATCACCGGCACTCACAATGCCCACTGTGGAGTTTGTTGCTTCGTTAAGCAACTTATACGTCTCAAGGGTTAACTGAGCCATTGTAAGAGCCATTAGACTGGCCTCCTTGCATACGTTGCAGCAAACGACTCAACCATACCGAGTCGATCTACATATTTAGATTGATATAACTGAAAGCCTTCACCATCTTTAGATTGCATTGCTCGTTCAACTAGAACACCGTAAACGAGACAGTCATGAGCAACCGCAGGTAATGGACACTCAGTAGCGTCTGTCATTGATTGTGCAACGCCAGCAGAATCATAAACCCAATAATCACCAGGAATAGCATAACCTTCAAGCATCAGACCTTGAGTAATAATTGCCGCAGGTGGTGGATAAACTGACACTTTGTTCATACCAGTAAATACGGCTATACACGGGAATGATGATGATGCATCACCGCGAACCATATCAACCTTACGGCTGTAGCCATCAAGTATACGCATACGCTGATAATCACCGGCAGTGTTTTTTACCTGTACATTACGTACGCGATAAATATCAGGAGCGCAATACTCTGATGTATCAACAGCCAGATCAAGATACCTTCTGCCTGTAAAGCAGTCAGTTGACCTGGCTATTTGATTAGATACTTCTAAAATAAGGAGGTCAAGACCAAACGGATCCTGATCTGATTCAGAACCAAAGTAATGGCGTCCAAGAAGACGTATACGACGTTTGATCTCACCTCTAGTCATTAGGAGTAGCTTCCGTCTCGTGCCGTAACAAGATCACACAGTAGGCGAGCAGTAGGTGTAATTGCGTTAATCTGGCAAGCAGCAATACCACGATAGAACTTATAGTTATCTTCAAGTGCTCCTGAAGAGTTAATAAATCCGACCTGTGGCTGAATTGGCAAGTAGTACTCGCCACCAGTTTGGTTGATGCTTGTAAATACAACTGCACTCATAGCTGTAGCACTGGTATGAACGTAGTTGTTAGCCATAAGAGGTGCGCCAACAACACGTTTAAACGTAAACGACATTGCCTGACCGGTGTCTTGAACACCAGTGATTTGTACAACATCGGTTGCAACAAGAGTAATTGCACTACCGCCAGCACCATCAGTACCAGTCATTGCAATAACAGTATTTTGAATAGTAAACAGATCACCAACAGCCATAGGTGTTGTTGCAGTAAAACGTGTAACAGTGAGAGCAGTTACAGCATTTGCAAGAACAGGAACACCATTTGGTTGCAATGAAAGTTGAACTATAGACCGTGGTGCACTACTTGTACCAAATCCGGTTGGTGTTGTCTGCACAACGTAATACGGAGTGTTAGCCAAGAAACCACTTGCAGCGGATGTAAAGACTACGTCGTTGATAGCAAGTAGTGGGCAGTTAGCAATGTTTGCACTACCAATAACCAATGCACTTGTTGTTTGCGATGTAGACGCATGAGATACAGAAGCTGTTGCAGAACTGGTTGCCATTGCTGGCAACATTGAGTTGTGATTTCTAAATGCAATATTGTCTTTAGGCATTGCAGAAATAGTTGTCCACGTTGCACCATCACGACTGCCCTGTACTGCAAACTGAAATCCGTTTACAGCATTAGATGTAGCAGTACCAGTAGTAGCAGTTGGAGGAGCAAGCAAAAATCGCATCCACAACGTTGAATGAGTTCCATTAGAGCCAAACGGAAATATGGACATTCCGTTGCTGTAATAATTGTTTCCAGACGCAGCAGCTGTACCATCACCAAGAACGCCTGTTACCCATGCTGCCGATCCATCATTAATGATGAACGGTGTTGGGGTAAGCAAAAAATCTTTTGCCATAATTTTCCTTTCAAAAAAGGGAGGGTTTCCCCTCCCTCTGTATTAGATGATTCCATCTTTTGCGTTAACAATTGCGCCTGAGCACAATGCTGTCACTGTGTGACCTGTACCTACTGGGGCATTATTAGCACCCGTCCCAAGTACATGAGTCATAACGCGAACGCGGAAGAATCGGTAGTTATCGTCAGATACAACTGATCCTTGTGCACCACGAGGATCAGACGCACCAGTAATTGTGACCTGACCTGTTACAGTTCCTGCTGGTGCAGAAACTGGAACAAACGCCTGCAACGACGAGTCACCACTTATTGTTGTAGCTGTAGCGTAAAGCACTTTTAGTGCTTGTACATCAACAGGCAAAGTAGCAATAATACTAAAGTTAACACCATCTTTACTTGCTTCAACAAGCGGAGCAAAAACAATGCTATCTCCAGTGCCACCACCAGTTACCGCTGTAACGTTAACATTTAGTTTTACAAACAAATGCGATCGATTGTTTTGTCCACCTATGCCACCAAGATCAACAACTGATGTACTACCATTGACCAAAAGTCCTGTAGTACCAGTTGAATAACCAGTGTTTGCAGTAAGTGTAGGAACCGAAAGAATAGCTGTACCACTTAAGGCCAACGTACCAAAGTTTAGAAGAAAATCTCTTGCCATTGGTTCTCCTTATGCAACCTTGATGTTGAACACGCGGCCTACAGCACGTACATGAGGCATCCAAAGACCAACACCCCAGTCGAAAACGATGTTGTGAAGAACGCCGTTTTCCTTGGAAAGACCAAGGTACGTAGGCTTAAATGGACCACTCTGCCATCCTGTTGCATAGCCGGAGCCATAGCGAACAGCATAAATGGACTCAAGTCCAGTAGCAGTAGTTGCTTCAATACCAGCCGACGTTTCATCCTTAAGAACGTGTGTAATACCGTCTACACGACGTCCAACAGAACGAATTGTTGCAGCCTTGTACTTTTCAACAGGACGGTCAAACGAGTCACGGGTAATGTCGAAACCTGCGCCGATGCCCATGTTCCTGATAGCAAACTCAATACGACGCTTGAGACGCTCAGATACGTAAAGGACTACGCCATCCCCATCAGGACTGTTCATGTTGTCAAGCAACTGTTGCATTTGCAGCATCATGTTGTTAGCAACAGCAGCTGCGGAAGTAGCAGTTGTAAGGTCTGTGCCACCAGCGTTGACTGACATTTCACCAGGAATATCAAACTGATCTGGGTTTGCAAGTCGGTAACGAAGTCCAGGGAAACAATCGACGTCACCCGTAGGTGTCGTCGGGTCATTGTTTATGAATTTCGTATTGAAATCATAAGCAAACGATTCCATAAAAATCTGGACCTGTGCTTCGATTGGATCAACAATGTTGTTAGGCTGATCAAGAAGTACGTGGTCAATCTGAATCTTGTTACGAACAAGATACATAGATTCTTCGTACTGCTTTGGCTTACCCTTAGAAACAGTTGGTTCCTCGTTTACCGTTGCCCAGTTAATGGTCGGAAGTGAACCTGTCTGGTTCGTAAACCGAACGCCAACCTGGCGAAGCGATGGAGAGGTTGTCAGCGGGATGTCTTTTAGGGCATTCCACGTCTTGTGAAGAGCCTTTGTAATTTCTTTTACAAGAGGATCGTTGGAGATGATTGCCTGATCGGCAAGAGTCATAGCCTGTGTATCAAGCAGGACTGCACCAGCTGCGATTGCCATTTGTTTCTATTCCTTAAAGAGTTCCACGGCCTCGAGTAATTCCGAGTAACGAACCAAGACTTGTACGCTGTTGCCCGTTACCACCTCCGGTTGGAGCCATCCTTGCGGCTTGACCGTTACCCATTGGTTGTGGAGCGCGTTTTGTCTGATTCATTCGACTTGCAATTTCAGGAGCCAAAGACTGTGCGATTGTACGCACCTGTTCGTGGACTGCTTGAGCTGCATCCATAGGGTCAAAACCCGCTTGAATGAGATTGTCCACCAAACCCGGTGCGCGTTGTGCAAGTGGAAATTGCTGTACTGCAACATCACGTTGCTGCATCAACATATATCCCTGCACTTGAGTCATCTGTTGCTCATAGCGGTATTTGGCAATTTCTGCCTCTTGCTGCATTTGAGCGACAGCTGGATCAATGATTTGCGAATCGGCTAACTGCTGATATCGGTTACGGATTTGATTTTCATAAGCAGTTTGTTGTTGCTGCTCCATGACTCGATCAATGTCATCCGATGACTGATACCCTTGTTGCTCAAACTGTTCAATGACTCGACCCCAGCGGCCAAGTTTTGATTCTAGTTCGTCAGCCGTTCGAGCACGTTCGTTTACTTCACGAAAGCGCTCATATGGAACAGGTTGTGGAGAAGTAGGCTCCGCCTGATATTGGTTCTGATTTTCATATTGAAGTCCAAGAATGTCATCTACAACATCCGTGTAATCAATTTCCGAAGAATCATTACCACCATATTCCGCATCTTGACCTGCTTGCTCACTTGTCGCCCATTGTGAGTTATCATCGGGACCGGCGTTATCCCGAATAAAGTCCGTTACTGCGTTACCTAACCCTGTATCGCCGGAATCCACTGCTGGTGAATCAGTAGTTCGTGTCACCATCTCTTCAGGCATGTAAGAGTTCTCCTTTTATTTTAGCACACCGTTGTTTGTTGATTTGCCATTTTGTGGCTTAGGTGTGTTGCGATCTGTTCCTGAGACCACATTGTTTGCAATATCAGCAACGTGCTTTTGAGCATATTGCTCACCAGCTGCTGCTGTTTGTGCTTGAATTTTCATAAGGTCAGATTGCGTTTTTACTTCGTGCAATGCTAACTGTTTTTGTAAATCGATTTGTGCTTTGGCTTGCTCAACTTCAGGATTAAATTGCTCTTGCTTAGATGCAAGTTGTGCTTGTATCTTTTGTTGTTCCATTTGCATCTGTTGTTGTTGCATAGCCATTGCTTGCTGTTGCATCTGTTCTTGCTTTTGTTTAGTAAGCTGCAAGTTATCCAAAATGTCAGATGTTTCTGGCAGTTGAATCATACGAATAGCCAATGCGTTTGTATCTGCATCTTGTGGATCACCAAACAGACCCATTTGCCGAAGCAATAGAATCTTCTGTAGTTTCTGCTCTGGTGTATCCAACATTGAGCTACCAGGTACATAAACAACACGGAACTGTCCGCCGTTACGAATCTGATCAAAGGTAATCACACCTTGATTGATTTGATTTCGTGGGTTAATTTGGTCATCGACAGAACCAATAAATGGTGTAACTGCATACTGATCAACTAATGAAATCTCCCAGTCTTTGATTTTACTAATTGAGATTTCAATGTCGGCACGAATATAACTATGTTGCGTATTGTCTGCTCGCTGAAGTAACGTTACTGCTTCAGCAGGAGTACCCGCTGGTGCTTGTCCTTGACTTACATCGTGCAAGCCGGCAATGTCTGCCATATCTTTTTCAAGGGCTTGCATAAACGGAATCAAGTCTTGAGAAATACCGGGCGCTCGCATGATTTGTGGTGGGTTTGAACCACGGTCGTAGTAGACCTTGCGGTAAATGCGACTGTTATCATCGAGGTCATCAGCGGCTTTATCAAATGCATCTGCTCCAACACGAGACAACCTTTCAATCATCAAGTAGTCTTTGTTAGTTTCAAACTGCTCTAGCCATCGACTATAGATGCGGTTGTACGTTTGTTGTAGTGGGCAAAGGTCAAAGCAAAGACTATGACCATAAGGAGTCCCTGATCGAGGTTGCCATCGAAGAGGAATAAAAGGAAAGTCATCTTTCTTCTTGTATGGCCAATCGCCGGCGTAAAGTAATGCACGGTTTGTACTTACTATGTATCGCCCGTTTTCATATTGAGAAGTAGGTTTCTCCCAATATTCATATACAATAGCACAATGCTTACGACTGTCTATGTTGTTAAGTCTTGCGCTCGATGGTTGAACCCAGCCGTTACCAGAACCATTTGCACCTTCAAGATATGAGTCAACATATCCTGCATTTTGTCCTGCAATAGCATCAGGTGATACAGCTTTACCTGCATTACCGTAGTTATCTACAAACCATGAAAGTGGCTTTATACTCGCGTGTATCATCCAGCGAATGTCATGATCTCTTTGAGCTGTAGGATCCATCATAACGTTAAAGCAAGGAAGAATTTCTTCTTCAACATCTCCCAGCGGTAGAGATTCGTATCCATTTATTGAGCCGTCATCCATGCTCATTTTAGGCACTATGATTTCAGCGCTAGCCTTCCAATACACCTTTACAAACGATGTACCAGTAATACAAGCCCAGCGTACGCGCTCTTTAGTCTGAGTCTCACGATCAAACTTGCGGGTGTAATGTCCAGCAATAAAGTTCGCTTCATCTGCGGCAGCTTGGTCTTTAGGATTCTGTGATAGTGGCACAGCTCGTGCGTCAGGAGCAACTTGAGTTAATTTACCAACCACTCCATCAATAAGTGGTCTCATTTTGTTGACCGTTACATAACGGTTAGGTTCAGAAGGATTCTGCAACTGTACTAAGTTACGAGTCTGACTATTAATACGAAACCACTGCCGACCTTCAAAAAACGCAAGAGCCTGTGCCCATTCAAGTTCCATTTCCTGACGCGCTTTGTAAGCGGTGTCAAACTGTTCCTTGACGTAGTTGACTACTTTAACTGCTTCTTCCGGTTGTTCTTTAGGGTCTACTGCCCATTTATTAGCATCATGGTCAAGTGTAAGGTCATCTTTATCAGTAAGGTTTAAATTGCCTACATCAAAAGAACCACGAGTACCTGTATTGTCTGGCATTTGCATTGCCATAGCATTCTGTTGAATCTCAGCCATGCCGGGTGGATTCATTTGTACTGCTTCAGATCGGTTGTACATACCCGAAGTTAATGTTGGCTTTTTCTTACCAAATCTAGGGAATGGTATTGCCATTACAAGTACCTGTCATCCTGACGTATAAACGCCTGTAATTCGTTATGCATTTGTCGCCACCAACGTAATTCCCATGTTATTAATCCTAAAAACACAAGAATACCGGTAAGTAGCAGATAAAGAATAATACCACTGGACATCATACGAACTTGTCCTCGTCCTTGTTACCAAGCCAGTGTGGCTTATTTGCTTTAGCATTAGTGTGTGGACACTGTACTGGATACTCACGCCACATAACACCATAGCGAAGGCTATCTAACGCGTGGTCGCTTTTAGTGCCAGGATCAAGGTCTTCAGGGTCTTTTGGGTTTGCCATAGCGCCTTTTAGTTCACGGATAAGATTAGGACATGCTCCACGTACTATGCGAAATCTTGGCATCATATTGCCTTCTTTCACACGACTTGCAACAAGCCATTCCTTTAATCTACGCCAACCAGCCTTGCGGTCTTTTACAGCACGTACAGCTGGGAGTCCTCGCCTCCACCACACTTCTACTGGATATTCACCTACCCGCTGATCAACATTCTCCGGAGGAAAAGTATTAGCGTAGTCAAAAGCAATTGCTTCTAATCGAGTTTGCCATAGTCCTTCTCGGAGGTTCTTTTTTATAGGAGTTGCCCACTGACGCTTTTCAAGTGCTTCTAAAACTTTCATTGCTTGATGTGAAGACACCAAACCGGCTTCGTAACATTCACCAATTACATAAACATCTTCATTCTCGTCGCTTGCATAGATAAGACTTGCGGCTGGAGCACCTGTACCAAAGTCATGACTTGCCCATATACGCCACCAAGGTGCTACGTCAACACTATCAACAACGTGCCATGGTTTGCCTTGTAAATCAACTTCTTTGAAATCAGGGAAGAACACTCCTCCAACTCCAACTTCGTGTTGGCATTCGCGAAGAAACGAAATGATGCCGTAGTCATCTATTTCACGTTGGCATACTTCAAGGTCTTTATGTGCCCATGTCGGTGTGCCGGCGGTAATTTTGTATCCAACACGTCCGTCTTCACGTTCCACAGGCTCGTATTGCAAACCTTCGACTGCAGGAACAATAGGTGACTGTATGCGGTTTTGTAGCATATCTAGTTCACCGTTAAGTACCTGTGCCATGACGGAGTTGGCATGAATCTTATTCTGAACAAATACGATTGCACAGTCAGTACTCTTAGCAGGAAGGATAGTTTGCGTTATGGTTGCTATCTTCTTTTCAACCCGGTTAACAGAATCATCAAGCTCATCAATATCGTCCAAGATAATCATGTCAGGACGAAGGTGATCAAGTTTGACACCGCGAGCACCAGTGTCCAAACCGAATGCAAGAACGTTGAATCCGTTTGCTGTACGTAGTTTGGATGCGTTCCATCCTTTAGAAAAGCCATAGCGGTTTAAAGCCCTTTCAATACCGCACCTTTCCATTGTGTGAGCAATGTCAGATACGTGACGGTCAGCTGCTTCTTGCGTTGAACAAACGTACAAAAGAAATCTACGAGAACCTTTAACCGCAATACGAGCTGCAATATGTTCCATTGTGGTGGACTTACCCCCTCCACGGAACCAGCACTCAATCAATGCAGGAGGTGGTGCACCGGCAGTTATACCTTCTGCCCAATCCCACGCGCGTATGTGATGCACACCTAACTCACTCGATGTAGCGTGAGGTGCGTATGTTCTAAGCCAATGTTTGTAATCCAATTGAGCTCCATCAATAGCAAACGCGCGACCGGAATCATAATCACCAGTCTCAATAACTTGGCCAATCTGTTCTTCTAAAGCTTCAAGTAAAGCAACTGACAATGGCTTATTGGAACTTGTCAGATGTCTAAACTCTTTAGGAGTTGTTCGTTTGAGGTTGTTCGACATCTTCTACTATTTCTGCATCTTGTATATCTTCAGTTGTATCTTGCTTGTGTTGACGTAGTAGTTTATTGATACCAGACTTAATACCGGCAAGCTCATCTGAATCACGGACATTTGTTTTAACTACGTCTACAATCTGCATAATTAACATAAACGCCTGATCTGCTTCCAGCGTATAAGCCTTTGTCTGCATCATGCGTTGCTCGGCTTCCACAAGGTCAGTACGGCGGTTAATTAGGTCAAGTACATCTTTACTGGCTGAGTACTCATCCAATCGTTCCTTGAGCAAGTCACCTATCTGTTCAAATGCATCTATGAAGTCAGGTGACCCTAGTTTTGACCTAGCAAGGTTATACGCTGATTCAATCTTGCGGTACTGCTCAATGCCTACGCCTTCAGCTGCGGCTTCTGCACGTTGATCAAGTAGTGCAGTCACATACGCTGTATCGTCACGTAGGCTAAATAGGTCTGGGTCATCACGGTAGGAATCGACTTTCTCAAGAAGTTCCTTACCTACCTTACTAAAGCGTTTGCGGTTAGCCTGAAAGAGATGACCTAGATAGCGTGGGGTTTCTGACTTACGTAAATGTGCTCCACCGTGAGCCATGCAATACTCTTGACCTGATAGTGCTAACGCTCTACACCTACGCTTAGTTCCATCTTTGTCAACTAAGGCACTACAGACAAGGGCTTCGCCATGAGGCGTCTTACGATAGACACGCCCATCTCGTTCAATGTAGTTGCCATTGACCTCTTGGATGTAATTCATACGTACAAGTATACAGGCATAAAAAAATGGGGCCGTAGCCCCATTTCTTTTTTAGTGTAAAGTTATTGATTTACAAACTTACGTTGAATTTCTGCCGCCGTAGCACCTTTACCGTAATTAGCTGTGCGATAGGCGTCAAGTGTGCGCTCACCACGACCAGCCGTCATGCCTTCCCTAGCTGCATCATTTTGATTGATTGCACCAACAAGACCTTTTTCATTACCTTTAGCCTTAAGCAACTTATCGTCAGCAATCTTGTCATTAAATCGAGCCATGATTTTAGATTGGTCATCAGAATCAAGTCCGTCTTTATTCATTTGACTTTGAAGATAGTTGCGACCTGTCTCAATTCCCTTACGCAGCGTAGCATCAAATGCAGAACCTAAGTAAGACTCAGGGTCACGCATTGCTTTGTTTTGACCACGAGCTTGCTCACCAATCCCACGCAACGAACTTGCTGGTTTGGGAGCTGGATTAACAGCTTGTTGTCCGCCTGATTTACCACCACCAACACCGGGTGGCTTAACAAAAGCAGCTGGTTGAGCTGTTGCTCGTTCACGATATGGCATTATCGTTTTAAAGAATTTATCCGATATACCGCCAGTTAAAGCAGATAGGTCTTTTTGAGTTTGACCCGGACTTATAACCTCACGAACGTTAAATGGAATATCTCCCAAAACGTCATTTAGGCGGTGATCACGACCACCAACGCCGTCTTTATACGGCAATTTATGACCATACCGAGCCATATCAATGTAAGGTTCAGCAGCACCGAAAAGGTCACCAGCAGTCTTAGCACCGTAAAAAGAAAGACCAAACTTGCCAGCCAACTTTCCAGCAGGAGAGTTCATTAACGTAGCAACAGGTCGTGCAACTTTACCAACTGCTGACCCTAATTGAGACATACTAGAAGGACGTAAAGCACCACGTTTAGCGGCGTTAGCGGCAACGCGTTCAGCAAAATTTCTGCCGGCTACTAATCGCTCACCAGCAGGTAGCCTAGGTGGTGTACCACTTGAAGGTGGCGTAGGTGGTGGAGTAAATCCCTCGGTTCTAATGCGACTTGGGTTTACCTGAACGCCACGAGTATCAAAACGAGGATTGGTTCTAATACTACTGCCGTTAGTTCTAGTACCACTGCCTACTGCAACTGGTGGCCTTGAGGGACTACTAGCACCAGGTGGCCTAGAAGGCGTGTATGCGTCCTTTGCTACATAGTAGGCTTTCTTCATAGCGTCCGTGCTGTTACGTCCACCTAGCCATATTTTATACGATGGAAATATACTCATCGTTAGCACTTACCCTTCTTGCACATAGGGCACTTGCATCCAGAAGGATGAGCCTTCTTTACACCCATCATGTCGGACATCGTCTTCGTTGATTTAATTACTTTAGCCATCTTTACACCTTCTTCTTTACACTTGCCATTACGGCTTTACCCATTGCACTTTGCCCAGAATAAGCTGGACGTTTTACAGTGGCTATCGTTTTAGTCATGTTGTGCTTTGGGCGATACATACGTGCTCGTTCATCCAAACCAGCCATAGTACCACCGCCAGTTTTTTGCGCCTCACCTGTCGAAAGGAAATCAGCACCATAACCTTTTTCAAGAGCTAATTCTGCAAGAGCACTAACTGGTGCACTCAGTAATGGTGCAGCTATTTTAGTTACTAATGGCATACCAACTCTTGCAATAGTAGGGGCTGCCTTGACCATGGCTGGAATTGCTTTAGGAGCCATTCGAGCAACTGTTTTACCAACATTACGTGCAATGTTTGATATATTATGAACACCTAGATGCAACGCTTTGTCTTTAACAGTATGATCTATAACATGACCTACTTCAGATAAAGTCTTTTGACGTGGTGTTTGATATTCACCTTTTTTACCTCCCATTACTTTGCCCCTCCTTTGTAGCCTTTCCCAATAACAACTCGACCTCTTGGTCGAAGGTGTTCCTTGCGCTCAACACCCATGATTTGAGACATAGAAGGAAGTGTTTTAAATCCATGTTCTTTCATTTCCATTTTTTGCATCTGTGCTTTAGTAGGGGTTTTTTTAAGCCCATGCTCAAGACGTTCGATATCCGGTCGGCCTCGCATAAAAGTATGTGCGTAATTGATGTTTTTTTGCATATCTAACTAACGTTTCCCAAGCATCTGTTTCATTTGATTCATTTTTTGCATTCTAGGATCTACATTAGCATTAGTTGAACGCTGTGCATTCAATGCATTCATAGCTCCCATCATTCCCTGTCCTACTGGTGCTCCGTTTGCTGGCTGACTTGGCATAGATGTACCCATTGGAGGCATTGGCATTGCACCTCTCATATTAGGTTTACTCATTGGTGACGGCATATTTGGAGGCGGCATGTTTTGGTTTTGTGGTTGTGCACCCATCATCTGAGACATGTTCATACCAGACATATTTATCATTGGATTAGGATGTTGCATCTCTTGCATTTGCGGATTTTGCTGTTGTGTCCTATATTGACCAAGCATCTGACGTAAACCATTTTCATCCATCTGATTGTTGTCTTGTGGATGGCGTTTATTCATTCCCAATGCTTGTGTCATTGGAGACATATTAGAAGCACGTCCAAATGCATCTTGAAGAGAATGCATAGGATTACCCATCATCTTCATAGGATTCATTTGACCCAATGAGCGCCCTAGATTTACATTAGGCATACGGAAGTTAAACATTAATTACAGTTCCATGCCCGAAGACTTTTGTTGATTCTGCTATTCGGGTCTTTAGCAGTTTTTGCAGAGGTATTAACCTTTTTCATGCCTTCCATACGAGCGCAGAATGATTTTCTACGTGCTGCGTCTTTAGGCGTTTTAGGGCTTGGGGCAGGAGGTTTCAAGTTTAACCCTTCGGCTTTTTTAAAATGCGCACGACCAGCCGCATTTAAACCACCTTTGGGATTCTGATATTTTTTTACAACACCCATGATTAGGATTGTACATCATGCCATGTAGTATACTTGCAACCGCAGATATGCAGGTATAGAATGACCTATGCTCTCTACAGTTGTGTATGAACCATTGATTATTAATGCGTTGCTTGCATACTGTGTGTCACCTAACGGGAAGCACATACAGCATATTTCTGGAACTTACACAGATGATACGTTGCATACGTTTGAGTGCTGGTATGTACAGATATTTACAGACAAGATATGGAAGTTCTTTGTAGTAAATACAGAAGATGACCGTATTAGCCTTGAGTTTTTTAACGACGAACTACGGGCAAGTCGCAATTTTGAAATGTACCAAAAACGGTACAAAGGAGAACAGAATGGAATCAGAACAAAAGTCCGAAGAGATGCAATATCCTCTGTCGGTCAGGGAGTTGGAGATCTTGGGTCATCTAGCCAAGGGTCGAACGGCAAAGATGATTGGGGCAGCTCTGGGAATCTCTTTTAGGACAGTTCAGTTTCACGCTGACAATATGTACTGGAAGTTGAATGTCAGTGGTATGGATGCTCGTACCCGTGCTGTCAAGAAGGCAAAATCACTGGGACTCATCGACTAATGCGTTACCTAAGTGTATGCAGTGGGATAGAAGCGGCTTCGGTTGCTTGGCATGACTTAGGTTGGACTCCAGTTGGGTTTTCGGAAATCGAAAAATTTCCTTCAGAAAGTTTAGTAAAACGCTTTCCGGATGTGCCCAACTATGGAGATATGACTAGGTTTAAGGAATGGAATCTTGATCGAGATACAGTTGACATTATTGTCGGAGGAACCCCCTGTCAGAGTTTCTCAGTCGCAGGATTGCGAAAAGGACTCGATGACTCCCGTGGCAACCTTGCCCTCAGTTTCGTTTCAATGGTTGAGTTCTATCAGCCAGAATTCTTTATCTGGGAAAACGTTCCCGGAGTTTTGTCATCCAACGCCGGAAGGGATTTTGGTTCCCTGCTCACAGCGGTGGGGTACATCGGGTATGGGTGGGCCTACCGAGTGCTTGACGCTCAACACTTTGGAGTCCCCCAACGACGTCGTCGCGTCTTCCTTGTCGGACATATTAGTGGAGATCCACGACGTGCCGGAGAAATACTTATTGAGTCCCAAAGCTTGCGAGGGTATTCTCAGGCGAGCCGAAAGCCGAGGCAAAAAACTTCCACCGGTGCTGAAAGCCGCACTGATGCGGAGAGTCACTTATGGCCGGCAACAATCACAGGAACTATAGACGCTCACTACGGTGACAAAATGGGGTTAGAAAATCAGCACATCAATAGCGGTGCTACTCTGTTTGTTCCGTATGCTTTTAATCCTGCGAATGTACGTCTCAGTAATGAAGTACCGTTTTTAGATAAGACAGGAACCCTACTCGCATCAATGCACAAGAATGGGGACAACCAGCAATGCGTGTTGTATACCCATCACCCAAGCGATGGTAGGTTAACTGAAGAAACTTCTACAAGTGGAACACTTACCGCTCACATGGGTACAGGTGGTGGGAATGTCCCATTAGTCCAACACATCTTTCGTAAGAGCACTCGTCCCAAATGCAAAGACGGTGAAGAGACTTGGGTAAATGATGGTGTGTCAAATACCTTAAATTGTTTTGACATAGGTGACATACAAAGTACAAACCTTGCTGTTCAGTCAATTGCTATAGCCGAAAACAGTATAGGAAGACAACCTATGAATGGTGGGAATGGCGACGGATATACAGTTGATGGCCCAATGTACACATTGAATGCCACTGGGGTTCATTGTGTTGCCCATAGCCACGCTTTTAAGATACGAGGCGGTGGTAATGGTGATGGCTCTCGAGGCGGCCCTGTAGGCGGAACAGGAGGTACAGGCTACTTGGGACAAGATGAGATGGCGTTTACGGTTGCTGCATCTCAGGATCAGTATGTAGCACATGATGTTGCTAACACATTACGTGCTAATCCGGGTAGTGGAATTCGATCTGATGGGTCACCTGTTGAATCGTTGGTGTATGGCAATGATAGCAACAACTGGATAGTTCGACGCCTGATGCCTATTGAGTGTGAGCGATTACAAGGGTTTCCAGACAACTGGACGGATGTGCGTGACCAGACACCAGATGGCCCTAGATACAAAGCAATCGGAAATTCTATGGCTGTGCCTGTGATGGCGTGGCTAGGGAAGCGGATACAGGAGAGCAAAGACAAGCATGGTTGATCACTACCGTAAAGGCCCTAGTCCAAGGCAGTTCGCCATGGATTGGGGTTTGAATCCACATCTATTCAATGTAATCAAATACGTGGCTCGGTGTAACCACAAGCAGTACAAGAATCAAGACCTGCATAAAGCAATCTGGTACTTGGTTGTAGAGCTGACCGATGATGAAGAACTATCGGATCAGATAGTAGAAGCAGTAAAAAAACACTCCATCAGTTGATGGAGTGTTCTGTGTTTTATTTGACGTCTTATTGCGTGTTTTATTCCGCAAATGGGTCATCAATATCCTGCATAGGTGCAGCCTTCTTGATGCCGGTAGATGACTCGGTAAAGCCACCAGGTTCTCCATCTTTAGGACGATCAAGACCAGAGATGTCATCTACGATGATTTCGTAGACTTTACGCTTAGTGCCATCCTTGGCTTCAAACTCACGTACGCGGAGTTTGCCATCTATCGAAACCAAGCGTCCCTTTTTCAGATACGTACCAGCAAAGTCGGCTGATTGTCCGAACGCAGATGCTTCAAAGAAGTCTGTTTCTTTTTCTCGTCCCTTCCGATCAACTGCAATACGCAATCCTGCAACTGTCTTACCTGCATTCGTGGTGCGAATTTCAGGATCAGCACATAGCCTTCCGATTAATACAACTCTATTAAGCATCCGTAATTCCTTTAATCGTCGAACGTAGTCATCTCGCTGATAGGGCGATATGGCTTCTTTGGGGCAAGGTACTGAATAACAGTTTCTGCCAGTTCAAGCATTACCCGATTAGGAACAATCACACCGTCATTGCGCTGGGAATAAATGTAGTTCCAAGCCTGAAGTGGCGCCCCAACATATGGGTCATTGTTATCAACTGTAATGTGATATTGAATACCATCACTGTAAGACAGTTTGATATCAACATTACAATCACGGCTGTTGGTGATTATCGTTGTCATTCTTCTTCTCTAGTTCCTTGATACGTGCCTGCATCTTGTTCATCTTGACGTTGATTAAGTCAAAATAGGTTGTTATTGCGTTGAGTTGATCAATAAGATGAACCATCATTGCCGGCGTAAAAACAACCTGCTCTTCTGTTTTTTCTGCTTCCATTATTCTACCTCTCCCTGTAAGTATACCAGCGGTTTACTTGTTTAGGTAGTACTTTTCAAAGGACAACGCAGTAACTGGAATTACTTCTGTAAGAACATTCCAACAATCTGTTGCAATTTCCCGGTGTTCTTCTTGCGTGTGATCATCCATACGTACACGGCAGTAATGAAGCCAGTCACGCACTGTGCCTTTCATGTAAAGACGTGTCCCTACACAGAGTGGCAATACCATTCGTGCAGTTTCCAGTGCTACACCGCTTTCTACTAGTTCTTTGTACGCCCGAACAGAGTACAAGATAGACGCCAGTGCCTTATTATCCATATTAAGTTGGTTTTCAGGTTCTTCAAATGCAACGCTCCCTTGCCTGTTTGTAGGACCTTTTTTACGCATCTTAGGCAAATCCATTTCAATCTTCGATGGGTCTGCATAGCGCTGGCTAAACTCTTGGAATGTAAAGCTCCTGTGCCTAAGAATTTGAGCTGCAATAGCCCTTGATGTGTAGATTTCCATGACTACGTCAACCATTTGAAAGACAGACCAGTGTCCGCCTTTCATGCAGTAGTTAAGTAACCGCTCGTAATCAGGGTTGTCTTCAAAATCAGACGATACTCGAGCAAGATGAATCATAAATGCTTCAGCGTCTGGCTGAATAAACTTAAGGGTTGCTGCCATTACTTAGGGGTGTCCAATTCGTCATACTGAGTCAAATCTTCGACGGACAGAGAACTAACCCCTGTGCTACCAAAACCGCCTGTACGGGCAGCTGAGGTGGTTATATGCGCCGCTGTTGCGCTCTCCACGAAAACCATTTGCGCTATGCGCATTCCTGCATTGATATGGAATTCATGTTTACCTGCATTGAAGAGAAGAACGCCAATTTCTTGGTCGTAGTCAGCATCAATGATTCCGGGTGCGTTAAGTACAAAGACTTGTTGTTTAAACGCTAAACCAGATCGGCTACAAACTAACCCCATAATGTTGTCTGGCATTACGGTTTTTACGCCTGTACGTATAAGTACGCACTGACCAGGCATGACGAAATCTGACTGTTGAGCAAAGAGGTCATACCCAGCGGATTTCTCTGTGCTTTTGATTGGCATAAGAGTAGGATTGCCATCTACAGGTTGAAAATAGTACATCAAATAGGTTATTTTTTCTTTGTGTTTTGTTTTGACCATTTAGAAAGGCTGTTGTTACTAGACTTTGGGCCTACATAACCACCACCAGCAGCCTTGTATTTTTGTGTAGCAAGTTGTGCTTTACGTGCTGACCATTGGCCAGGGTCTCCACCCTTGGTTCCGGCTGTAACACTAGCAACAACACTTTTCCACTTAGCAGGATCACGCTTTACGGCACTTGGCATAGTGATTTCCTTTTAATAACAAAAACCACTCCGGTGCTTATTCAGAGTGGCTCATTTGATTGTTGTTTTAACACTCACCGTTTGGTGGCGTAAATATTGTACCAGACAGCAAAAAGACCAACGTGGCCGGTTGGTCTTTCTTCACTTCACTACCTGCTTGTTGGCGTTAACAATATGGTCCATTATCTCCAACGTGAGTACAATCCAGTCTTTAGCTGCCAAGTCTTCAATGGATAGGTCAAGTCTGTAGATTACGAGTTCGCATCCAGTTTCTTCATTGGCTTGTATAAACCACTTATCGTCTACGTCATAGTAACAGAAAAGCTTCTCAGGCCAAGACCTACGCCTAAACGGCAAACCAGTCTCAATCAAGCTAACGATGGCACATAACGATGTAGGCTTTAGGTTAACCTCACCTCGGTAGTAAGCCGCCTTGATCCGATACACATGCGACTTACTAATGCCAAACGTCCTACCAATAGCATCTAACGTCATGTCCTGATTGAGCATCTCACGTATCTTCTCAATGTGATTAGGCGTTAGTTTTTGTCTTTTGTTCACCATTAACCTCCCAGTCATCATGCAAAAAATGGTCGGCAACAATCAGTATCGAAATAGATGTGCCCCGCACGTACGTAATCTTCTTTAGTTTTTGTGACGCTCTGATGTAATCACCAGTCTTCCACTCTACCCGTCGAACGTGCGTACCCGCACGTATGGCTTCCAACGCTTCTATGCCTGTCATGTTTTTTACTCCACCGCAAGTATATCATTACCTACATGGGTATGAGTTCTACGGTGGGAGAAGTGATTGAACTAGGGATATTCTGTATGAGGTGGGGAGGGAGAGGGAGTATATACCCCGGCACACATAGTCCTACCCCCCTGTAAGTATACACAGTACTAAAGAGGGAGAGGAGGAGTGCGCAAGAAAACACAGCAACGCCCGACTGGATAGGAGGGCGTACTGCACCTAGCTTTAGCGAAGGTGCACGGTCGGATGGTGAGAAGGAAGGGTGGCACAGCCTGACGTACACACCACAACTACATCAAGCTTTAGCGAAGATGTATAAGACGCTGCATATATTAGCCACACTAACATACACACCACAACAATGTGTCACGAACTCAGCAATGAATAGTCTCGCTTTAGCGAGATCGAACTACCGGCGCGAATGCGCCGGAAATTTTTGCGTATGATTGTGCAAGTGATTCGTAGGATAATACGTGCGGGGTAAGATACAATACATACGTGCGAAGCTGCTCTGCTGCTCTTCGACACACACAAGGGGTTTACCTAGATGATCTTACAGCGTCGAACATTACAATATGTTCCTTTATCGGCTATTGCATCCGTCATAGCCGAACATGCAGGGTTGGAATTTGATAGTGATATGTTATTTCGTTTGATCAGTAGTGAGTTTGACAATCCGGACAATAACGACGGGGTTGTGACTTGCGTTCGCGCAGTGCTTGATGCATTGTGCAATCTACCGGCGGATGGTCTGGGATACGATCTGGATCTGACTGATGACGAGTGCGAACATCTTAGCTGCACGTTCCATGTGGTCAACGAAGTTTTCCCTGACGATTACACGGCCTGTATAGTCTGTGAAAGTGGTGAATAGAATGCAAGTTTGCAAGTTTGTTGCAGTTGTTGCAGTCGCGCTCTGTCTTATGGCAGGGTGCGGTTGCACGGATGGCAGGATTGAGAATGCTACCGAGGGGGTTTCACACTGATGGAAGATAAATCGTTGTCGTTTGATGCGTTCCGGGCACACGTTGACCGATACATTTCTCGGCGGATCGGGGTTTCACTGGAAGATTTGGCTGACGTGGATATCTGGGATTGGTACACGGAGGAATCCGCCCCTGTGTCGTGGTGGAAGATACAGATAAAGGAGGCGGCACAGTTTGTAATGGAGTCGCAGGATTGTGTAGATTCTGATTTGCTTAGTTTGTTCGATTAGAATCCAGCCGGGGACCCTGTCAGCATTCTGGCGGGGTTCCTTTTATTTTTATAATCCTGCAAAAGTTTTGGACGCTTTAGCGTACATACTTTTAAGGGATTAGTCAGTGCGCACAGTAACTGTACTGATGTGATTATGTATTACATTCGCACTGATACAAACCACCTACTCATAACACTGTCTCTATCCTTTTATACATCTCAGGTTTACGTCGAGCTTTAGCGAAGGCGTACCCTTCACTGACGTAACGCTTGCAGTAGTACAGCTCCTACCTTTCTGTGTCTCGAGGGAGTATACACGCACCACGCAGGTACGTTACACACAAAAAAGGAAAAAGAAAACAGTATGAATTGGTCTACACCAAGCTTTAGCGAAGGTGTATCTACATAAATAGTACCTGCATAGATAGGGTGAGTGATCGTACCTTACTCTCCTACACTGAGCTTTAGCGAAGGTGTTTAAAACAAACGGTTACACAATTAGGTCACGATCGAGTAGATTGCCAGGTGAGAACAGACAATGGTCGGTGCGCGCAGCGCCAAAAATTTTTATCAAAAATGGGCTTGCATTATCCTACGAATTTATTGCATCTTGCTGCAGCTCTTAGCGTTGCCTGCTGCCGCACCGCAAGTATGACATAGTTATAATTGGCGGTGAATTGTGATATTTGTTATAACGATTTGGGTGTATTTGCATAATATTCCACACTTTGCATAATCATACGATTCGTGTTGTTTGTAGTAGCTCGGAGGGTTTATAGACTGGATTGTACCTGCGGTATGGTATAATTAGACATGATTCACATAGAACACGGGGCGGCTGCCGAATCAGCTCGCGCGGCGTTGATAGCGTCAACGGTCAAGATAACCGTCATTAGTGGTAATGACAAAGTTGGTAAAGTTGCAACAACACAAGTATCCCAACTTACCTGTGACAAGCTGGGTACACCGTGCCCGTTTCGGCATGCTGGTTGCTATGGTGAGGGTGGGCGGGTTGCTATGACTAGCAGAATGTTAGAGTTAGCATCTAACGCGCTTGGAACGTCTGTGTCCTTGATGGATATTGCAACGGCTGAGGCTGCTGGTATTGACACCTTACGAGGTAATCGGCCGCTACGGTTGCACATTGTTGGTGATAGTCCAACCGATTCAACGGCTACGATTGTCAGTCTGGCCTCTGAACGTTATATGTCACGGGGCGGGTTTCCGGTTTGGACATATACGCATGGATGGAGAGAAGTAGCTCGTACATCGTGGGGTGGTGTTTCGGTCTTGGCATCGTGTGAAACCATACAGGACCTTGATGCGGCTCATGCTAAAGGATACGCGTTGTCTATGGTGGTTGACGTGCACGGGGACAAAGTCAAGCCGTATCGGTTAGGTAATGGCATGTTGGCCATCCCTTGTCGTGAACAAGTTGGCTCAGCTGAGAATTGCACATCGTGCCGGTTGTGCTTTGACGGTGAAAAACTGCGGCGTTCTAACGCTGTGATTTTGTTTGCCGTGCACGGTCAACAAAGTCGTAAAGCTAAGGCGGCGATCGCGCGGAAACAGTTTATTGATTTGGATTCCGTTTGATGGGGTTTATGGGGCTAGTGCTCTGGTTAGTATGTTTTTTTGTTGTGCTGTATATGTGGCACCGCAGATAGTTGGGGTTGTGTTATGCCGGGCGGTTTATCTGCCCGGCGGGAGAATGACGCTATGGGTAAAATGGGCATCAATGCGCGATTACATTCGCGATCTACGTTTGGTGGTAAGTTTGCTGTGACGTTTCAACGTCAACAATTTTCACGACCGTATTCGGAATCAGCTTTGCGGGCGGGGGCGCGGGTGTATCCTTGTCCTACATGCGGTTGTGAGAATCGCCTATCGGCTGCTGATGTTGGGCGGGGCTACCAGTGCGACAGCTGCGCACGGCGGGACGAAGGCGTAGGGTTTTGAAAAAGGATTAGGACAATGGAAAAAACACTTACCGAGAACGGCATTATGGTGGACACCGCGCCAACCGGGACATGGATAACCGCGGCCGCATGGGCCGAGTCACTTATCGCGTTCAATGCGTTTGCTGACACCGATTGGTCGATCGAATCAGAAACAGAGTGCAGAGCTGTTATCATAGTGTCAGGGGATGCATACACCTATGAGATTACTGACGGGGACAGGACTGTAGAAGCTATCAGCATCTTTGGACTGTAATGCTGGTCTGGCAGGGCGGAAATTTTCCGCTCTGCCGAGTCGGGGCGGCAGTCAAAAAAAACCGGGCGGTTACATAAGGCGTAACAGTTTAGGACATAAGCAATCAATCCGGAAAGGACAAAGATAAACAGTCTGCTTGCTCAGTGCCTTGAGTTACACTCTGGCACGTCAAGGCAAGCAGTACTATATCTGTAGTCTGTCGGATGATTGCACACAAGAATTGGAATCTAATGCATGGTTATATGAGTATGATCAGTTGCTGCTTG